TACCAAACAAAGTCTTGCCCGGTTTTAGTGCTGCGCTATACGCACAGCCAACCGCTACGCCAACTCCTTTGACTACTGCACAGTTGTCTTTGGTTGCCTCGGTTTCTCCCATTGCTGTTGTCGGCAATTTGCTTCCTGTTGAGGCAATTCCCGCTTTTGGCATGGATGACGCTGTGGCAAGTTTTAGCGTTGCCGGTTCTCGTCAATCGGACAAAATCCCTGTGCAAGCAGCACCCACCAGCTTGACCATTACGGCAGCATGGAACCCTTCCGACACCAACTTGCTGTTGATGAGGGCAGATGCTTATTCTGGCGTGATTGATCGCACTTTCGTGGTTTCGGCTACTGAAGGCGCAAACATTGTGTATTACGCATTTAACGGTCGTGTTGGTCAATTCCAAATTGATGCTCAACCCGGCGCTGAAGCCAAATGCACCTTTACGATTCACCCCCGTGGCAACCAATACGGTTGGTCCAACAACGTTTAAGGAGTTGACATGGCGATCCCAACAAAAGTTCTTCCCGGTTTTAGCACCTCGCTATGGATGCAATCGGCTGCAACTCCAACTCCACTGACCACTGCCAACTTGTCTGTATGGGCGGCTCAAGTCACAACCATCGTTGGGACTTCTGCAAACGGCACTGGCGCTGCTGGTGTTGCTGTTCCTGTTGAAGCAATCCCTGCTTTTGGCATGGACGATGCGGTAGCTAGTTTCGGCGTTGCTGGCTCTCGTCAAAGCGACAAGATTCCAGTTCAAGCGGCTCCAACAAGTTTGACCATTACGGCTGCTTGGAACCCTTCCGATTCGGCCTTGTTGCAAATTCGTGCTGATGCTTATTTGGGTACTGTAGACCGCACATTTGTTGTGGCTGCTGTGGATGGTACAAACACTGTTGCTTATGCCTTTAACGGGCGTGTAGGCCAGTTCCAGATTGATGCTCAACCCGGTGCTGAAGCAAAATGCACTTTCACTGTTCATCCGCGAGGCAACCAGTACGGCTGGTCGAACAACTGATGAAAGTTACTGACGCAATTGAAACGATTGTGACCAGCTACAGCGACATTGATCTTGTCGCTCGTGGCATGGTGGTGGACGCTGTTGAACTTGCAAAAGCAACAGCAAAACCAGACACTGCTGAAGCTATTGCTTTGGCATTGCTTAGAAAATACAACGTAACTGCCCCCGTGGTGGTTATTGAGGAAGTTGCACAAGACACAACAGAGTAAAAAAACATGATAGTAAAAGACAGCAACGACCTTCTCAATTTTCTTGTAGCCCAATCCGATTCATCAAAAAATTGGTTTGGGTTTACTCAACAGCGCATTACGGCAATTGCTCTTGCCCATGATATTGCGCGGAATCATGCAGACAAACTAACGCCACTTGAGGCGGTAGATTATGCAATCAACTTAAACGAGTTGATTTATCACAAGATCATCAAAACCACACGACCATGACAAGACTATCTTCTGCCTTTGGCGAAACAACCAACCTCCGCACCAAGACGTTTGAACTTGCTGGTCACGAATTTAAAGTTCGTGTTCCACTGTCCAAAGAACTTGACGACATGCAAGACCGCATCAGTAAGATTGATGCCACCGAATTTAAAATCCGTTTTGACAAGATGACTTCAACTTTCCGAGATGGATCGGTTGTTGAAGGCGTTGTTGTTACTGACGATGATGTAATTGTTGAAGGGCGCTCCACCAAGGAACTGGTTGAAACCATCTTGCAGATGGAAAACCGTGTGGTGGAATACATTAAGTTGTTGGTTCCTGTGAATGGGACGCTTGATGAAATTACATACGCAGACATTGAAGCTGAATGGCCCACAACTGTTCAACTTGAAATGCTTGCAAGAATTTCTGAGTCAATTCAGCCGGGATACAAGGATTCTCGAAAAAACTAATTCAGGACATTCACCTACAAGCCCGAGCGTATGTGTACGCTCATGGTGGATGTCCAGATGATGTTCCTGTGGACGACATGCGGAATATCGAGATTATGCTGTCTGATGGCATGATTGGGAACAAGGCGCTGCTGCTTGCGCTAAGTTCCTTGACCACAGGCAATTTAAACTCGAAAATACAGAAGACGACAAGACCGTTTACGATGAAAGACGTTCTTCCATCAACGCACGATTACATTGTCCCGCCACTGACAAAGGAACAACAGCAAGATCAGGCCAGCAAGCAATTGATGGCATTCTTGGCTACAAGACCGGGTTCGGAGGCTTACCTGAAAGAGTAGCATGGCCCAACATATTGATACGCTTGGATTTGAAGGCAAAGACCTGAAATTTGAGCTTTCTGGCTTTGCTGACTTTGAAAAGCAAATTATTGAAATGGCAAATGGTTTCAGGATGGATACTGTCTTGAAAGAAACGCTTGCCAAGGCTGCTGAGAACTCCATGCAGAGCGTTTATTACGCAGCCCTAGCCTATGCCCCTTACGACATAGAAAACCCTCGCAGTGAGTATCGTCCGATCCACATGCGAGACACGCTTAAATTGAAGTCTAGGCTTACAACCCCCAACGACAGAGAAGCGCCAAGCATTAAAGAAAATTCGGTTGTGCTGGCTATTGTTTCCGTCAAGCGCAGTGCTGTTTCGTTGGCGCAAGAATATGGAACAACTAAAATACCAGCACGACCTTTTTTGCGCCCTGCTTTGCAATATGGCGCTCAAACAGTCATTGGCGATTTGAAGAAAAGTTTGGGTGAAATTATCCCGGCTTACGCTCAGAAACTTAGCAGAAAGAGAAAGTAATGGCTAATCATCAAAACGCTGCAACACTTGGCGTTGCACTGAGCCTTGAAACTGGCGATTTCGTCACGCAAGCAAATAAAGTTGCGTATGAAACGCAAAAGATGAAGAACGCCATTGCGCGGGAAATGAAGGCGGCTGACAAAGAAATTCAGGCGCTTAAATATGCCACTGAGGATTACGGCAAGGCTGTCACAAAAGTTTCTGAGATCGAACGTCAATTAGCAACTGGTCGCCTTAAGGACATCAAGGGAACTGATAAAGCAAAAGAACTTTTGGCTCAAGCTGCTGCATACGACAAAGTTGCTGCGGCAGCAAAAAATGCTATGGGCGCTCAGTTCAAAATGAATGAGCAACAGAAAATTCAGTTGACGTATCAGACGACTGACTTGTTTACGCAGATCGCTTCTGGTCAAAGCCCGTTTATTGCCATCTTGCAACAAGGTGGTCAATTGAAAGATGTGATGGGTGGCCTTGGCAATATGTTTAGGGCTCTTGGTTCGTTAATTACACCTTTCTCTGTTGCCATGACCGTTGCTGCTGTTGCAATCGGAGCAACTGCAAAAGCCGTTTACGATGCGGCAACAGAAATGGAGAAACTTAAAGACGCTCTTACTCTTACTGGGAATTATTCTGGAGTTACAGATAAGTCTTTTCAAAAGTTGGCAGAAACATTAAGCGGCACAACAAAAGCAAGTCTTGGTACGACCAAGGAAGCATTGATGGCTGTTATTTCTTCTGGTCAATTTACAGGTCAATCAATCAATGCTGTAACGCAAGCAATCATTAATTATTCGCAGATTGCAGGAATTTCTGCCACTGAAGCCGCACAGAAACTTAAAGGTGGTTTAAGTGGAACAGCAGAAGGCGCAAAGTCTTTAAACAATGAAATGAACTTCTTGACGCTTGAGCAATACAAGCAAATTGAAGCATTGGAAAAAGCAAACAAAAAGCAAGAAGCGGCACAGGTTGTTGCTGTTGCGCTAAACACAAAATTACAGCAGCAAAGGCGTGAACTTGGATTGCTTGAAGGCGCTTGGAAGTCTGTTACGACTGCCATGAGCAACTATTGGGATAAGTTTAAAGAGTTTTTGGCTGGACCTACACAAGCCCAAACTCTTGATGCTATAGACAAGCAAATTTCTGACATCAAGCAAAAACTTTCTGGAACATCAGAAGAGGAAGACACTGTTTTTGCAAGAGGATGGAGAAAGACTCTTGCATCACTTCAAGCCAGCAAAGAAAACTTGCTTGAAATTCAGCGATTGCAAGCGCGATCCGCAACGTCTAAAGATGTTGGGAATTCCAAGGCGGGTATTGGCGAATACGACCAATACAAAGGAATGCTTGCAAGTAAGGCTGCTGAAGTAGAAAAGGCAAAAATGGATGCCGCTTTTGTTATGGCAAAGCAAGGCGCAAATGAAATAGAAAAACTTGAGATTGACTCCGCAAAGAAAATTGTTGATGCGTATCAGGAGATGCAAGAAAAAAATAGGCAAGAAAATGGACGAGCCACAACTCAAAATCTTGAAATTTACAAGTCAAAAGTTCTTGCTGCTGAAAAGGAACTTTCTGAGAAGAAACGCCAAATAGCGGCAAGAGACAGAATAGCCACAAATAATGCTCAAGCTGAAGAAGAACAAAAACTCAAGGACATGGATACTGAGTTTTTCAAAATGAAATCAAGTGCTGAATGGGCGGCTAAAGAAAAAACAAAGTCGATTGAATTTCAGCAAGAAGAATTTAGACTGAAAAACGACATGCTGTATGCCACCGAAAAAGAAATGAAATTGGCACAACTTGCTTTGGAATACAAACGCAAAAGGGCCGAGCCGGGTGCTGCTGGTGAAGTTGGTCAAAGAGAACTAGATCGACAAGAAGCATTGGAGAAATTCAATATTGAAATTCAAGACTCCATGAAGCGCACACAACAAGTGTTTGATTCGGTTTGGGGCAATCTTGGTTCTGCCATTGACAACTTTGTTAAGACCGGCAAATTGAACATGAAAGAATTTGCTCGTAGCGTCATTCAAGATTTGATTGCAATCCAGATGAAGGCGGCTGCAATGAAATTTCTTGGTGCGGCTTTTAACATGTTCTCTGGCGGCGGCTTTGGAACTGGCAATGCTTATGGCAATCAAGATTTAGGTGGCTATTTTGCTGATGGCGGCGATCCACCAGTAGGCAAAGCAAGCATTGTCGGAGAACGTGGTCCTGAGTTGTTTGTTCCTCGCACTGCTGGAACAATCATTCCTAACCATGCCTTGGGTGGCATGGGTGGTCAAACAATTAACTACAATGGGCCAATCATCCAAAACATGAGTGCCATTGACACTCAAAGCGCCGTTCAATTCCTTGCCAAAAACAAACAAGCCGTATGGTCTGCAAATCAGTCTGCACAACGGTCTATGCCAGTGAGTCGATAACATGAGCCTTAACACCATTCTGAGCATTGCTGAAAGCGTCACGATCAATGACCACAGGTTTGTTGGGCAGACGGTCAGCCGCAACCAAAAAATCCTGACCAGTGAAATCATCACTGTTGTGCCGTTTCAATTTACGATGCGGCCTATGAATTATTTGCTGTATTCGCAAAGCCGAAGCATTCTGAATGCCTTAAGGATTCCAGACAAAGCACTTGAGCAGTATTTAAATTTTGGCTCTACTGGATGGTTGAATTACATCAAGTACCAAGGTGACATGACTTCAGTGCAGATTGCAGCATGTAGGTGGCAAACATCATCAGCCAACAAGATTTTGGTTCTTGGTTCTTTGCCAACTATTTCTTCTGGTGCGTATTTATTCAGAATTGGTGATTTTGTGCAAGTTGATCGGTACACATACATTGTCACTGCTGATGTGTTGCGCGGAGCCGGTGCAACCGTAAACGTGCCAGTGCATCGAAACCTTATAGCAACGCTCGCTTCCACTGTGGCTTGTGTTGCTGGTCAATTTGGGGCAACTATTAGCATGGGTGGCAGCAGTTATACGGGAGTAACATTCCCTGTAATTTTGCGTGATTACCCGACATATACATTGCGACCAATGACCAATGATTCGTTTATTGAGTGGTCGGGCGAATTCAACGCATTTGAGGCTGTTCTATGAACGTCATTACACCTGTTGTTGGAACAAACAACATCCGCATTGCGGATTTCATACGCATCAACACTGG